GATGATGTTCTGTGAGCCGCTAGTGGCGTTCTCGATCAGCCACAGCTTGCTTACGGTATTTGGGCCAATGGTAATTGTGCAAGCAGAATCAAGGGTTCCAGTATACTTGAGGAACAGACTCCTACCGGGATCAGTAGCACCATCAGCGATAGTAGTAGTATGAGTATCAGCATTCGTCGTGATCGCTTCTGTGCCAAAAGAAAATGCCTCTGCAACTAACGATAAGTTTGTATTTGTGCTGGTGCCCCAAGTTCCACTTTCATCTCCGGTGGCGATTTCTTTGAGGCGTAAATCATTGGTATAAACTGCCATCTACTTTCTCCGACCTTTGCCCTTTGGTTTCTTCATAGAAGCCACATGTTTCTTTAGCGTCTGCGCCTGCTTCTTATGAGTCTTTGAGGCTTTCTCTAAACCTTTAATAACTTTGTTTACTTTACGTACCATTACGCTACCTCTTCCCATTCTGGAGTCTGACTCGTTGACACACTTGACCAACTAGGTGTTTGTGAAACATCTATACTACTCCAGTTTGGTATTTGTGCATCATCTATTAGCCCCCATACAGTTACTGGCCCGATTTCTCCAGTGGCACTGACTCCTGTGAGTGTGACGTTTGCGTCGGACGTAGTTGATACACTTCCAACTTGTCCTGTTCCTGATACTCCTGTTGGGCTGACTGTGATGCCCAGTTCGACAGATACCGTGCCAACCGCGCCAGTACCTGCAACACCTGTTGGGGTAACTGATGAATCCCCAGTAATAGATACCGAACCGACTGCACCAGTGCCGCTAACCCCAGTGGCAGTAACGCCAGCAGCGCCAGTGGCAGTAACAGTCCCAGCAGCGCCAGTTCCGCTAACACCTGTGACTGAAGTGTTTGCTGTGCCTGTGACCGTAACCGCGCCAATGGCTGAAGTGCCAGCAACACCAGAAGGACTGACATTCGCAGAAGCGGCAATTGCAACAGTTCCCACCGATCCTGTCGAAGATACTCCGGTGACTGAAGTGTTTGCATTCGCGCTGACGGAAACCGAACCGACTGCGCCAGTGCCTGCGACACTAGGTGACGTAACATTAGCTGCTCCCGTAACCGATACAGACCCAACAGCCCCCGTCCCAGCAACGCCTGTAACCGAAGTACTAGCGGCTGCTGATACAGAGACCGCTCCGATTGCACCTGTTGCTGAAACGCCTGTGACAGCGGTAGTTGCGCTCGCCGTAACCGTGACTGAACCGATGGCTCCAGTTGCGGATACACCCGTAACATCGACGAGATCAGGTTCACCCCACGCATCTTCGCCCCAAGTGCCTCTGCCCCAACCAGTAATAGCCGCCACACATTAAGCCCTATGCGATGCGAATGATCGCGTTACTAGCGTCTGCTGTGGGGAACGTAATCGTAAAATCTCCAGCCGTACTGGTCTTGTCACCACCAAAGGCTAAGGTGCAAACAGCTTTGTCGCTTTGAGTGTCGTTATATATTAGTGCTCCATTCGCAGTTATTGTGCTGCTGGAGAAGGTTAGGTCGCTGAAGTCACAGAACGCTGTAGTGCCTGATGTGGTCGGCGTTACACTCGTAAGTGCTGCACCCGCCGCTGTATACCCCGTGCCAGACACTTCATTAGATGTTGAATACGCGGTGGTACTAGCACCTAAAGATGCTGAGCTTGTGTATAGAGCCAACTTAAACGAGTTACCAGAAGTAGCTGTAAAGTTGTGAGTGCCAACAAGCAGCTCTTGCTTGAATGATGTACACATAGCGGTTGATATAGCCATTAGACTCTCCTAAGTATTTCAGCCATATCCTCATGGCCTTGTTTCAATAGTTCTGCGATTAACGTAGTTCTGTCGCTACGTATAGCCTCTTTCATGTAATGACAGACCGCAGCCTGCACGACTTCCTTGAACGCTTCTGCTTGCTGAGCTATGGCTGGGTGGCAGTTACCCCCGACACTCACAATACGGCTAGTAGCCTGCTCAGCCCAATATTCTGGGTCATGCCCTTTGTATTCAGTGGTGGTTACCGCAACCTGCCCTATCTCTATTTCTGGTGCTTTCATAAACATGCTACGTAACTGCCTGTGTATACTGACCTTCTCTGTACGTATCTCCACGTAGCTTACCGTCACCCAAAGCCTTCAACAGAGTTAGCGACTGCGCAAACATTTGTTGGTATAACGCGACCATATCTGGCTCACCTTTTGTAAACCGTATTGCTTCGACCAGAGAGCCGTTTAGTAACGCAGAGTCAAAGTTTTCTCCAAGCCACGGTAGTGTGCTAGCCGTAACAATAGACTCCGGGTAATACCCATAATGAAGCTCTACAGTGAGGCTAGCGTTTGGCGTAGGGCCAAGAATAAACGTCTCATCATTAAAGTTTGCGTAGTGCTTAGGTGTGCCTGTAGATGCAGGTGTAGGGTACGCTTCACGAATGAAGTTAACGTCTTTGTTTAACAGAAAGTCGAACGACCCATCAGTATTAACCACAGCCAAACTGTAGGTATACAGATAATCTGAAGGCACAGTTAGGTACTTATTACCTGACGTTATCGTACCTGACACATTTTTTCTCAGAGACGGAAGTTGAACAGTGTTGTATATAAACTGTTCTGTCTGCTGCACAAACAAAGCAAGCTGGTCACTTGTGAATGTGGTTTCACAAACGTCCTGTATGTTCGCCGTCAACTGTGAGTAGGTCATACTCATAATTTATGCCATAGGCCCGCGAGCCATAGTTCCTTTTGTAGCAGCACCTGTGCCACGTACTTTAATACCTGTGGTTTTGACGCCTTTCATGTCTGGCTTAGGAGCATCTTTTACTGGCTTTACTGTGCTCAAATTTTTCATAAGGTCACCTAAGTTGTTGTTACCGTTACTGTACCTACTTCCCCTGTAGCAACAAGGTCATTAGGTGTTAAACCAAATGGGTCTCTACCTACACCAACAGGATTGAACCCATACTGTATCTGTCTACTACTATTCTTACCCGCTTCTCCAAGACTCCTGTCAGGTCTCGGATTACGTATAGCTTGCGGGTCATTCACAGGGAACTCGCCTAACTTTAACTGCGGTTGGTCAGGATTCCAGCACTCAGGGCACGCTTTTAAATTAGTGTCACGCCCCTTACGTATTAGGTTCTTTAGCTCCCGTAACTTAAATTGAAACCCGCAAATGTCACACTCTGCAATTGCACGTTTTGTAGAAGCAAAGCGATTAGACATACCCTATTCTCGGCACGAATCTAGCGGGCGTCTTTACTCTGTCTTCCTCCGCTGCTAGCTGAAACTGCTCTTCGTACACCTCTTTTAACAATGGTATGCGAGGAGCTAGATCCGGGTCTTTCATAGATATGTAATACGCCAACCCCGCCACAAGACACGGTAAGAACCTAAAGTTCATGTCAGCGGTCTCTACGCCGCTACCCGCATCTTGTATCCTACGCATACGGTAATACTTAAATATATAAGTATCGTTTTTGTCTGGAACAGGCCACACGTTTATAGTCGGGTTGTCACGCAACCGCTCTATCCAAACTTGAATCGGCCTACCTTGAGTTAGCTTGTTCGGTATGGATGCGTACGTGCTAACACTTATGCGGCTGATGGTTAAGTCAGACTGTGTAGTAGTATCACCACTGTTTGTACGTATAACTTGTTCTAGCAGGTCAATGGTATCGGCAGGTAAATTGTACTCTGACGTACCTTTAACAAGTGACACAGTGCCCTCGTCAATAGTCCACAAGTTAATCCCACGATTCTGCCACTCTATAGTCAGCAGATTCATAGACCTACGTGCTGTACGAAGATCATACCCAGAACGCATTTCACGACCTGCACGTTCCCACGCTTCTTCAGCGATCTCCGTGAAGTCCATATCAAATGCTGTTGTTCCAGAGGTAGTCATTTACTTCTTCTTAGCAGTAGCTTTTTTAGCTGGAGCCTTTTTAGGTGCCGCTTCTTTCTTAGGTGCGGGCTGTAGCTCAGCTAATGCTGCGTTTGCCTCTGCTTCGCTCATTAAATTAGCGTTAACAACAGTATAAGTGCCGTCTTCATTCTTACTCCCAACCTGAAATACGGGCCTACCATCAGAAAAATTACCGTTCTGAAAAACCTCTAACTTACCCATTCTTAGTACCTCTCACGTACAAAGTTTTCTTTCTACGGTTGCCCATTACAGCCCCGCAACCCTTGTGGTTTTCGCGGATCATACCGCCTGCTTTTGCAGTCCTTACCTTCGCCTTTGGCGTATTCGATACTACTGTCTTACCTTTTGCTCCAGCTTTTTTCTTCTTGCGTGCTGTAGTAGCACGCTCAGACTGACTTAGTGACTGCGCCTTAGCTTTGGGCAAGCAGCGATCTGGGTTCTTTTTGTCTTTAGACGTACCGCACGGCCCCTTGATCTTGCCATCAGTACCAATACGAACCCATTGCTGGTCACGCCATTGTTTTAGCTGTCCCATTACTCTACCTTCCGTGCCCTGCGTATGGCTTCCTTACCCCGTTTTGCAATGCCCGCTTGCGTATGTTTACCCGCTGCCTTTGCTCGCTGCTCCAATACCGTAAGTATTTGTATCTTTCTAGCAAAAGGCTTTCGTATTTTCTTTACTCTAGCCACGGTATCACGGGCATCCTGTGCAGTAGCGTACTTTATAGGCACTGTATCTCTAGGATTTTCGTCCGTGTACAGCCTTCTGCCACTACCCTTTGGCTTTTTACCTGTCCCTACTTTTGGGTCTTTAGCCATTACTTCTTCTTTTTCTTGCTGCCCTTGGCGTAGTTAGGGTCTTTGCAATACTTAGACGCAGCCATGTTTGCGTAAGCAGACGGGTAAGTATCAAAGGTGCGTTTAGCCCACGCCTTACCCTTCGGGCAGATTTTACCACCCGACTTAACCTTCCCGCCTTTTTTATAGTAGTGCCTCATCGCATCTTCGCTGGACGTACACCCTTACGAGCGATACCGGCACCGCGAACCTTCTGCTTAGTAGCTTTTTTCTTAGTAGCCATCTTGGACTTCATACCACCTGCGGCATAACCCTTGGTCTTCATGCCGCCTTTAGCATAGCCCTTGGTCTTCATCATGCCGCCTTTGGCCTTGAACCCCATCTTGTTACGCACTTCTTTGGGTAACTTCTTAAGACCCTTGTTACCTTCTGGCGCGTCTTTCAACCCTCCAGCCATATAACCTTTGGTCTTCATGCCACCCTTCGCCATGCCTTTGGCTTTCATCTTGCCGCCAGCTTTCATACCTTTGGCTTTCATCTTAGATGTCATCTTGCCACCAGCTTTCATGCCTTTGGCTTTCATCTTGGACTTCATCATGCCGCCTCCTGCTTTTTTAACCGCTTTCTTTTTCTTAAACCCTTCCGTAATAGACTTAGCCGCTGCTGCATCAGCTTTAGTAGGGCGTCTGTTGTTTTTATCCATAAAATTAAGATAGTCGCGTAACGTCAAACCAGTTTTTTGTAGTTGCTCCCGCGTAACATTAGCTTTTTTCTCTCTACCAGAACCTACATTACGCCGGATTCCCGGCTTCTTGTCTTTACCTGTTACCTTAGCGAGACCTGACGCTGGGGGATTCATGTCGTTTTTAGTCTTCGCAGCATCGGCTTTTGGTGGACGAGCGGTGGTTGTAGGCGACTTCGCAGGCTTTGCAGCGTCTTTTATTGGAGAAGTAACACCTTGCGGTCTTCTCTTGTCTCTTACCTGCTCTAAGTCGTCCATACGAGTTCTGCGAGTACGTCCTGCTCCACGTCCTCTACCAGTAGCTCTCTTTACAGGTTTATCTTTCGTTCGCCTACCAAACCCAAAAATTGCCATAACTTACTCCGCGTATAAGTTGTTAAATATCTGGTTGGTATCTAGCGTGTA